TGTATGGAGCCAAATACCGTTATGCTACTTCAGCAAGCGGTTTTCGACGCTTATAGGGTGTCCTTCGCCTCTGGGCCTATGTCCAGGTTCGTTGATCTGAAGTGTCAAGACTATAACCGTGAGGCGGCCCGTTATGGGTCATACTCTGGTGATGTTGACACACTCGACTTATCATCGGCTTCGGATTCGGTCAGCTGGGACTTGATCAAGAAGGTGTTCCCGAAGGAGCATCTCCAGTATCTTGCTCTCAGTCGATCATCCGTAGTTCGGACACCGGACGGTAGTATGCGGAAGGTGCATAAGTTTGCACCTATGGGAAGTGCTTTATGCTTTCCCATCCAGTGTATCATATTCACTAGTCTGAGTATCTATGCGGCGATGTGTCACAGTGGATGGCTCGAAAGGTATCGAGTCTCGCAATGTGAAGACAATGTACCCAGTGTGAAAGCGATCGAGTTCTTCGTTGAATTTCGATTTGCCGAGCAGTATGGTTACATACATCACTCTTGCAAATGTTATCAACCTCTGAGGGTTTATGGCGATGATATCATAATAGATTCGTCGCTGTCAACCACGCTCATTGAAATACTCGCTAAGTGCGGTTTCGAGGTGAACAAGGGTAAATCCTTTGTTGCATCGAACGCATTTCGTGAATCTTGCGGAGGCTATTACTTCCGGGGGTTCGACGTGACGCCGCTTCGTTACACACTAAGCGGTCAAGAATCGAGCTTCGATGCCCGATTCGCAGCGTCGAGTATTGCTCTTTCCAATAGAGCAGGGGATTATGCGTACTTCAACGTTAAGAGGTACGCCATGCAGTGTATCCTGTTTGGGCACGGTCATAAAAGGCCGTTCCTATTCAGCACTGATCGCAAACAATCGTACGCCTTTTACAGCGACGATCCAGTGAACGATCATCTTGTCTTCATGGATATCAATGATGAGATACCAACGTACAGAGGCCGTATAAGGCGTATGTACAGAGGTTGTCATGCAAAGGATTATCAAAGACAAGAAGTATGCTGCTATTCCTTCATGTACGAGGACAGTAGGGATCCTGAAGCTTCCGAGTTGGAGGCTTATGATTCATACTTGTACATGAGATGGTGGGCGAAACAACGGTATGCAGCTATTGACTCGCCTTTCGACGGGTCTGCACACCGCGTGACGGCTGGGTGCCGTCTCAGGAAGATTTGGACACCTTCCTGACAGTAACGACGGGTAAAATTCACGATGCT